TCATTTTGTTTTGCATAGCGAGGATTGAAGATATCCGATCCAGGAATGATATTTCCTTCGGGGTAGTAGTTAATTTTTTCAAGATGAGATTTCTTAATGAGGCATGGCATAAAAAGACCGCCGGGTAGAAGGTTATTGTTTGAGATCCGTGCAGCATACTTCAAGAACTCTCCCTCTTGGTAATCAGCAGGTACATTACCAAAATCACGTTCAATGCCATACGTTCCGCTACGTAGTACCCCCCTCTCGACTAGCCGAGAATTGATGATTTTGGTGTCATCAATCTTGTTCATCAGGTTCTCAAGCCATCCAGGAGAAAATGCCATGTCGCTGTTAAGGAAAACAATGTATTCGCCCTTTGCTACTTTAGAGGCCGCATTGTATCCGCGATATACGTTGTTGATGTACCACTCCTGGCGCTGTTCGGGAGTGTTGTTATGGATGTAGTGGGGGATATTGTGTTCCTTCAGATAGTTCAAAACCGCCGGACAAGCATCGTTGGCGACAAAGTAGAACTCCTTATCAGTCATATCGGTGTACTTCAATACCTGGTCATAGACAAAGCGCAGCCACCGGGTACTCTTGTAAATTAGGCAGGCGATAGAAACCTTTACCATTTATATGACCAATCCAACTCTGTCTAAACATATTAGTTGAACCGATACACATCCTTGTACTTCTCTGGATCTGCTCGCAAACGACGTAGCTTGTCCTTCTCTTTATCGTGTGGATCCCCTGGGCGTGCTACAAAGAGCGCCTTGACACGCTTGTTCGTATCGCTTTGGTTTTCGCTAAGGTATGAGATAGTCACGAAAATCCGAGAAGCATCGGGTGGGCACTCTGCAGATACTGGATTTCCGTGCCAGGCATAATCATTGCACGTAAAGATAACAGCCCGATTAAAGTTGGGCGCAATGGATTCTACCTTCTCATAGATACGAGGAAACTCTGTTCCTACGCTGTCTCCTCGCCACGCTTCAAGTTGGCAGCCATACTCTTCCTTCCAGTTCTTACTTAGATACAGACCAAGCGTTAGCTGTTTCTTCTGATGCGTGGTTGGATGGAGCCCAGCATCCACATGAATATCCAACTTGTCTCCGGTCTTGTACTTATGAACGCCCCAGAAGTTGCGCGTTGGATCGCAAACTAGACGATGCCCAGATACCTCCGACAGATGCTTCACAAACTCTGGCGACTCAAATCGTTCAAACAGCTGATTCAGGAGAGGAGGGAAAGCATACTTATCGCGCAGAGTGTATTTCTGTTCAAAGGGATTGTCGTAACGATCCCACGCGCTGTCTGGAATGTTCAGGATCTCTTCCTGAATATCCGAGGCGTTCTCAATAAAGTTGTCCTGATATACATACGGAAACGGCTGAGTGCTTGCATACGTGTCCGTAGATACGTTAAATTTCATTATCTATACGATTCAACAACTCTTAAAGTAGTTGGAAATATGATCGGCAATAAGCGTACTTGTCTTACCATTTCCAAGCCATTCCGTGCTCATGACGCGCTCTCCCTTTTTGATGGAATCCAGCCAGGCAAATACCTCTGCGTGATTCTCATTCTCAAGGTCTAGACGAACACTGCAGTTGTGAGCATAGCTCTGCGGACGTTCCGTAAAATCGCGAGGAACCACCACCGGCGTCCCAACTAGAGCAGGTTCCTCCTGCCCTGTTCCGCTATCACTGATAATGAATGGGCAGTTGTATATTGTTCGGATGTAGTCCTTGTAGGACAATAGGGGTACAAGTTCAACACGTCCGAGATCAATCCTAAACGTATCCAGAGCATCCTTGAGCCGCTTAAAGTAAAGCAGGCGTACTGGAAGACCGAAGGCGTCAATGCATCGGTTCGCAAACCGAATCGCGGTTCGGAGCCTGCTTTCAAATTTGAAGTTCTCCGGGCGATGAATATCCATCAAGATAGACGAGTTGGTCTTTGGCAGCGCATAGATCTCATTACGAATCTCCTGCATCGGCTCGACAATCGTGTTTCCAACGACAAAGACATTCTTAGTAATGTTCTCGAGAGCTAGTTGCTGGGCGTAATCAGGATGATAGACAAACAGAATATCGCTGCAGTGATCGCATACTGTCCGATTGATTTCTTCCAACATACGGCGATCATAGGAGCGCATACCAGCTTCAATATGCCCGATACGATATCCCTCCTTCTTCAGAGGGAATGATACACCTGCAGAGTTTGAATCGCCCAAGAAGAGGATGAGGTCGGGTTGAATATTGTTCTCCTTGAACACGCGTGGGATGGCGGTTGTCAGGTAGCTTAGCTGGTCAAAATGGGTGGCTGATTCCCGTCCAGTGTTCAGGATAAAATCCGGCTTCCGAATCCCGAGTTCCTGAAAGAAGACGTCGGACAGAGATGCATCGTAATGCTGACCAGTATGGATAAGAACGTGATTGAACACCTTGTCTAGCTGTCGGAAGGTGTGCGCCATCCGAATAAAATCGGGACGAATCCCGGTAATCGTTACCACAGTCCGCATTACTACTCAATACTACTCCAACCTTTAACTTCATATCTGTATGAGGTCCTTATACTGCCCGGTTGTCTCATAGTGTTTCTTCTTCTCTTCAAACACCAGGTCATTCAGGGGGAGCTTAGCCCCCCAACCCAACTCAGAGGGTGTATGGTACAGATGAATGCCTCCGCACTTCACATCTGTATGCGACAACGAGGTACTCTGTATTCCCAGCGAATCTATTCGCAGGACAAAATCGTTGTCGTCATAGGCATTTCCAATCGTATAGTCGTAACTAAATCCACCAATCTTGTTAAACGTATCACGAGTCGTTGCTGTCAAAAAATGGTAACGGGAGTTCCGATGTATCACCGACTGGTACCAGATTTCACCAACAAATACCCGTTTGTCTGAAAATATGTCTGTCCCGATATTTGACTTTGAATAGACCATATCGTTATACCGAAGACCTTCAGTGCTTTTTACATCAAATACCGCGTACGTATTATCATTCACACTTGTATGGACATAGTCTATCACGTTGCCTACATGACACACTTCAGCATTCTGGATAATCACCTTGCCCCCTTCAATAAACTGGAACCCAATATTGTAATTAACGCACGGATTTCCCCATATCTTTTTATCATGCAAAATTTGGATAAAATCAATCGTGAATGGATATCCATTGAGCGTGTCTATACTTATAGGATCCGACGTTGAGTCATCAACCAAAATAACCTGGACATTCTTGTACCTATCCCGCGATATCGTGTGCAGCGTATAATATGTCTGCTTCGAACGATTGGACGATGTCATTACAATGGACACCGTTTCACCCGTCAGAGGTTGTTTTTGAATTCTGGAATGCTGGTAAAATAGACCCGTTTTAAGATTACGTTTAATATACGCAATCTTCTGACGGCTAGACAGTAGAGTTTCTATTTCAAGTCGCGTAGTGCTTCCTGTCCAATTATTTAGTGGCTGTGGAGGAATCGGGGTTGTTATGGTATCGACTGCCATTCTTACTGAGCCACTTGTAAATCGTCCAGTCTTGGGAGACCAACTCATTATACATCTAAAAGCATAAACTTCCGTAAATCGCTCACCTGCGCACTTATCTCAGGGATAACGAAGATCGCGGGATATACAGAGCTCAACGTTTTATCGCATAGGGTTGGTCCTGTCGTCTCATCAATGGTTGTCGTTACTCCGAATACCCTAGCAACCATACATGCAATGTCATACTTACTTGCCGGAGTAGGAGACGCAACATGTCGTACTCCAGACCAGAAGAGATTCTCTGTTATGATTTTTTCGATGACTTTGCAGTACTCAAGACACGTGATGCCATTCCACATGTGGTTTGTCCAACCTTGAATAGTTCCAGAGCTGTTCTTGACAAACTCAAGGAAGGATTTTTTGTTTGATAGCTCTTCTCCAATAATAGATGTTCGGATAACAGTACAGCCTGGTTCTCCGAGAGACTTGCTGAGCCCGTAGTGTCCGCTTTCGTCGTGAGCATCCGCCTCAGTGTACATTCCACGTGTTCCGCTGAATACACAATCCGTCGTAGGCTGTATCATACGGCAGCGGTACTTTTCACAGACAGACCAGAGAAGGTGAGGAAACACCCCATTTACAATGTAATAATTCAGGGGGGTCTGATTCCTCTGGGGGATCGCGCCAATACAATTGATAACACACGTAGATTCGTTAATCCCATGGGCTAAGAGAACTGCTTCGATATCCGCACTTGTTGTGTCTTTCGTTACACGGAATCCACGGACTACTCGAATGTTCTTGAAGTAAGAATACACATACCGACCAAGCATCCCAGTATGTCCAAAAAGAATAATATTTGTAATCATATGTGATCAACCCCCGCAGGGGGTAAATACTTTATACCCTTTTAAATCTGTTCATCATATAGTCTCGATCATTGTTGTTTGGTTGAACATTTTTACCGACTACAGCCCTCCTAAAAAAATAACTTCGGCCACAGATGAAACGGTCTACAACAGTGTTTTTAATTTTATTTTTTAGATGTATTTCTCCTGACCAGATATCTCCGATATTAAAGTACGTATCATCATAAATATTTGAAAGGTAGTCTAGCTTTGCAGCCCAACACCCATCGTCAAATGCCCATTTTCCTGATAGCACGAAATCTCTTGACGTGGAAGGATATATCTTTAGTGTATCTGTAGTATACACAGCAGGCATGGATTGAACGTGTGTAATCTCAAGTGGGGTCATTTCCATATTTAACATATTGTAGTCTCCAGTCTTGATAAAATTAACTAACTCTGTGTTCTCTTCGGGTTGAGAATATGAATCATCCTGCATAAATATAACCCGATCATACTTTTCAGCTCTGCATTTTTGGAGTGTTCGCTTAAATGTTTCGGTGTACGATATATCATTATACCGAACAATCTCAAGATTCTTGATCTCTTTAAAAAATTTAAAGTTCAAGATAGTGTTCACGTAGTCGTCTGAACAATTGTGAAATGAATAAATATTCTTATCAAATGAATTACGAAAGTGTATCTGATTATCATCGCAATTATGAAATCTAAAAAGAATGTGCCTGTTATCTGAATATGTTTGACTAATCACGCAAATTTTTCTATTCATCCTTGTTCTATAGTAACAGTATGTCTATCTAAACCACTCAATAGATCTCGTTTATACGATACTTATTGAGCCCTGTTTCCAGGACCGTTATTTATTTATTTTTAGTTAACATCACTACTACACACCACCGCCGTATAGCTGTTTAGTTGGAGTACGCGAGGCCGCCCATGCCGGACATGACGCGGAGCACGTTGTAGTTCACCGCGTAGATGCGCACCTTCGCCGTGCGCTGGTCGCGGACGGTGTTCACCGACAGCGTCAGGTTGATCGTCGCCTTGTCGATGCGCGAGAAGTTGCACGTGCCGCTGGGCTGGTGCTCCTCCGGCTTCAGGGCAAACGAATACACGTTGATGCCCACCGACGGCGTGCGCGAGTGGTGCTGCCAGGGCTGCACCTTGTCGAAGTAGCGGCCCTCGCGCTCGGAGAAGCGGTCCTGGCCGTTGAGCTGGATCTTGGCGACCTCCACGGGGTTCTTGCCCTCGCACTTGACGTTGGAGGCGAGGATGACCTTGGCGAGCAGGTAGTTCGTGGTGCCCTCGAAGAACGCCTCATCGCCGACCGAGCCGTCCGCGTTGTAGAGCTGTGAGCCAGTGCCCAGACCAGCGCCGGACGAGGCGCCAACACCGGGCAGGTAGGCAGCGCCGTACGCGCCGGCCGGGCCCGGTGCCCAGGTCGGGACCGTAGCACCGGCAGACGTCGCCAGGGCGCCGCGGCCGAGCACGGCCGTGACGATGCCCTCCGTGCTCCAGTCGTCGGAGTAGTTGAACGGCTGCTGTCCGTACGCCTGGGCAACCCACGGCGTAGGCGGGGAGTTGCAATCCACGAACGAGTCGCGCTGGACGACCCACACCAGCTCCTTGACGGGGTGGTTAAAGTTCATCTGGATCTTGTTGGACGAGGCCGTGACCGTCTCGTCGCCCGTGAACTGCAGCTGGTCAATCAGGTACTCGTGCGACTGCTGGGCGAACCGGCGGCGCTCCTCCGTGTCGAGATAGACGTAATCCACGTACAGCGACGCGGCAACCAGCTGGAGCTGGGAGATCGACGTGACACCCGAGCCGAGGGAGATGTTCGTCTGGACAGGCAGCAGCGAGATGTTGAGCTGCTGCTTGTCGGCGTAGCAGCAGTTGTAGTTCTGCTCGAACTCGACGTTGATGCGCACCTCGTGGTACTGGAGGGCGATCAGCGGGATGGCCAGACCGGGGTTGCGGCAGTACCAGAACTGCAGGGGGATGTAGAGCGTCTTGAGCGGGGTGCCGGCGCGGGACAAGCACGAGTTGGTGGCCTCCGAGGCGGCGCACGTGGCGTCCAGCGCAACACCCGAGCCGTCCTTCAGCAGCACGAGGTCGGCGGAGTTGCCAACCATGTCGTCGAACGACACCTGGGTGCCGACGGGCTGCGTCAGCTGCGTCCAGATCTGCATCCAGTCACCATACTGGCGGTCAATGCGCGAGCCGCCGATCTCGATCTCCACCTGCTTGAGCAGGCGGTGGCCGACGTAGTTGAGCCAGCGGAAGCGGGCATCCGGCGTCGAGAGGGTGATCTGGGGCAGCGTCACCTGGATGTAGGTGCGGTACATCAGGTCAGCGTTGCGGCTGATGACAGCCGTCACACGGCGGCCGAAGTCAGCCTGGCCGTTGAACGTCACCTCAATCGCCTCCATGGCGAAGTTGGTGTGGCGCTTGTAGAGCACCTTCCAGAACGTAATCTGGGGGTTACCCGAGATGTAGATATCCTGAGCGCCGTACGAGACGAGCTGCATAAGTCCGCCTCCCATAGTTTGTTATGCTTCTACGCAAGAGAATTTTTTTCTGGGGGTCCCCGTGGCGACCCTTTGTCCTGGACATGCGGTTTCAAATGAGAAATTATTTTCTTCAGATAGAGAAGCAATGCTAAGCCCCCTCTTCCGCTACCCCACGTCCAACCTTTTGATCAACACTTTCCTCCGTTCCATCGTAGTTATTCTCGGCATGGTTTTGGGACTGAGGATGTCATGGTATTCAGCGTATTGGGGTGCGGTCATCCACGATGGAATTTCACTCGTTTTGATACAACGGTATAT